GAGCGACAGGCCCAGGAGCAGATGCCATCCCCGTAGCCTTATTCTTGGGTGGTATGTAGACTTCTCGTATGAGATTCCACGTTATCAGCCTGCCCCATACACAGACAACTAAAGAGTACGTCAACTGTGCTTATACCGAAAAGGTCAGGCGCTTTTGTATAATGATGAAAAGCCTTGGTCATACAGTTTACTTGTATGCAAGCGAAGATAACGAAGCACCGGTAGATGAACTCATTACCTGCATTACTAAAGAGCAACAGCAAGAAGCTCTAGCTGGTAAACACTTTACAGAGGCTGAGTTTAATAATGAGTTACCACACTGGCAGATCTTTAATGGCAAGGCTATTGAAGAACTAGGCAAGCGCCTAGAGCAAAAAGATTTTATCTGTCTTATCGGTGGAGCATCACAAGAACCAATCGCTAAGGCTTACCCTAACCACATCAGCGTAGAGTTTGGTGTGGGTTACGGTGGAGTATTTAGTAAGTACAAGGTCTTTGAATCATACGCTTGGATGCACAGCATCTATGCAATGTTTAAGAACCCAACGATGGTAGATGGCAACTTCTATGATGCGGTTATTCCTGGTTACTTAGAACCAGATATGTTTCCGCTGCAAGAAAAGAAAGAAGATTACTACCTATACGTTGGACGTATGGTAGATCGCAAAGGTATCGGAATTGCCCAGCACGTATGCAAAGAGATGGGTTTGAAACTTATTTTGGCTGGACCTGGTAAAGATCCTAAAGTTGAGTATGGTGAATGGGTAGGACCAGTAGGACCCGAAGAGCGAGCAAAGTTAATGGGCGGTGCTATCGCTTTATTTGCACCAACGCTATACATAGAACCTTTCGGTAACGTTGTTATCGAAGCACAAGCCTGTGGGACTCCAACGATTACCACAGACTGGGGAGCATTTACAGAAACTAATCCACAAGGTGTTACTGGATACCGTTGCAGAAATGCAATGGAGTTTGCAGTAGCTACAGAGTGGGTAAAGAGTTTAGACCCAGTAGCAATACATAAGCGAGCAGTGTCCTTGTATTCGCTAGATGCTATAGCACCACAGTATGAACAATATTTTGCAAGACTCCTTACGTTGTGGGGAGATGGCTGGTATGAGAGGAAATAATGCCAACACTAAACGACCTAGTAGATGAGGTCAAGGCTAACCTGCAAGGCTACGCCCTGCGCCAAGATCGCATCACTTACGTTGCAAACCCTTCTGGTCTAACCACCACTAGCACACAGATTACTGTTGGCTCTGGAGGTAACCTTGCTAAAGGCATCATCGAAATTGATGATGAGTTAATCTGGATTGATAACTTCGCACCAGCTAGCAATACACTCAACGTTATCCCAGGCTTTGGTCGTGGATACCAAGGAACTACAGCATCACCTCACGCACAGTATGCACAAGTAACTCTATCTCCAACCTTCCCACGTAACAACATTAAGAAGGCTATCAACGATACGATCAACAGTTTCTATCCTAAGCTCTGGATTATTAACTCTTATACATTTACCTTTAACGCATCTCAGGTTACATACCCATTACCAGATGATGTTGAAGGTGTCCTATTTATCTCTTGGCAGACAACAGGTTCTAGCCAGGAATGGCTACCAGTAAATCGCTGGCGCTTAGATGGTATGGCAAACGCTGCTACCTTCAATACAAACAATACACTTAATATCTATGAGAACGTACAACCTGGTCGTACTATTCAAGTTTGGTACACAGCCACGCCAAACACACTTGATGCCAACACAGATGATTTTGCTGACGTTACTGGTCTACCTGATTCTTGTAAGGATGTTGTCGTACTCGGAGCATCATACAAGTTACTGTCTTATCTTGACGCTGGACGAATCAATCTCACTTCAGCTGAGGCCGATCTAAACGACAGTAAGTTGCCATCATCTGCAGGAGTAGCTGCATCTCGTTACATCTTTGCTCTATACCAGCAACGACTCAATGAAGAAGCACTCAAGTTGGCAGACAAGTACCCGATCCGTATTCACTACACCCGATAAGGAAAACCAATGGCCAGTCTCTATTCATCTACTAGCGTTGAAACAACACTACAAAATGCTATTACTACCAGTGGTGCGACATCTATGCTTGTTGCCAGTGGTACAGGTACTGCTCTTATGGGTGGTATAACTCTTGCTCCAGGCAACACAGACATCTTCACCGTTGCTATTGACTTTGACACACTCAACGAGGAAATTGTATTTATCACTAACCAGTCATCGGATACGATGACCATAGTACGCGGTCAGGCTGGAACATCTCCAGTAGCGCACACCGCAGGTGCATCGGTCAAGCACGTACTCTCATCATATGATCTAACCAACTTTGAGAATGGGCTAACAGGTAGTTCCGGTGGAACTGTCAGTAGCTTGCTTCTAATGGGTGGATAAGAAACCAAAACACTACAGTAAAGGAAAAAAATAAATGCCAACAAATTACAAGGTGTTAGGGCAATCTAACCCAGCGGCAACAACTGCAACAACGCTCTACACCGTACCAGCAGCAACACAAGCAATCGTATCTACACTGACAGTAACCAACCAGACAGCTACTGCTGGCACATACCGCATCGCGGTCCGTGTGGCAGGTGCAACCTTGGCAGCTGCCCAGTACTTGGCCTATGACGTATCCCTACCTGGTAACGCTACAGACACCCTGACACTAGGTGTGACTCTGGGAGCTACAGATGTGATCACAGTCTATGCCTCAGCAGCAACATTCTCATTCAATGCTTTCGGAAGCGAGTTATCATAAATGACAGTTGGACGCATACCTGTAATTGAAGGTGGTATTCAGCCAACCATCTTTGATGCTAAAGGGGATTTACTAACCGCTTCAGCCAACGATACCCCTGCCCGCCTAGCAGTGGGTACAAATAATTATTTTCTTGGTGCAGATTCAAGTACCGCAACAGGGTTAAATTGGCTTGGAGCCAGCATTTCTTACACTCCAACTTGGACAGCAACTACAACAAATCCAACTTTAGGAAATGGCACATTAACTGGCTCATATATGCAGGTTGGAAATTTAATTGCCTTTACAATTAGTTTAGAGTTTGGATCAACAACTTCAGGCGGTACAGGAAACTGGCGTTTTGCTTTACCTTTCGCTCTCAATTTCAATCGTCAAAGTCTTATCTGTCAAGGCAAAGCATTAGATCTCGGAGTTCGTTGGTACACCAATTTAATTGGTGACTCAGCAGATCCCAACACTGCATCAACAATTTCAATCATCAATCCTGATTCTACGGATGGCGATTACCTGACAGCCACTTATCCAATGACTTGGGGTACTAGTGATGCGCTTTATGTTCAAGGACTCTACAGAATCGGTGGTCTATAATGTCATTTCAATTTAATGCACATTTTCCAGATGCTACAAATGAGCAAAAGTGGGAACAGATCCGCTTGTGGCGTGACAAAGAATTAAAGAAATCTGATTGGCGTATGATTTCAGACGCACCTACCGACAAAGACGCTTGGGCTACTTATCGCCAAGCACTTAGAGACTTACCAGCGCAGGCTGGTCTAGCAGATGAAGCAGTATTTCCAGCACAACCAGGAGGCAACTAATGGCTACAGGTAGAGTTCCAACAACGGCTAACTCGCCGTTAACAGCAAAGGGTGATCTATTCGGTTACTCCACTACCCAGGCTAGGGTAGCCGTAGGCAACAATGGGGAAACTCTCGTAGCAGATAGTTCCACTTCAACAGGCTTGCGCTGGCAGGGTGATTATGCCGCTGGTAAAAACAAATTCATCAACGGCGATTTTGGTATTTGGCAACGTGGCACATCTTCGACAACGAATGGTGTTTTTTTGGCAGACCGCTGGTATTTTGCAGCCGACGGTTCGGGTTCTACCAACACAGTTTCACAACAAACTTTCACGCCAGGAACTGCACCAGTTGCAGGTTATGAAGGAACATACTTTTGGCGTTTAGCAAGGTCGTCCGCTGGTTCGGGTAATACTTACAACATACTTGAACAAAAAATTGAAGATGTCAGAACATTTGCAGGACAAACAGTAACCCTTTCATACTGGGCAAAGGCTGACAGTGCAAGAACATCTGGGGCAACTACCTTGTATCAAAACTTTGGTTCAGGCGGTTCTTCACAGGTTGCGACAACAATTTCAGCGTCCCAATCTTTAACAACTTCTTGGACACGATTCACGACGACTTTCACTGTACCGTCGGTTTCAGGTAAAACAATTGGCACTAGCAGTTATTTGGCTATTGACATTGGCTTATGTTTTAATTCAGCATCAACGACTGACATTTGGGGCGTACAGATTGAAGCAGGTTCAGTCGCAACCGCGTTCCAAACTGCGACAGGAACACTTCAAGGAGAATTAGCCGCTTGTCAGAGGTACTACTGGCGCACAACTTCGGGAACTGCTTACGCTGCTTTATCGCCTTTTGGTAACGGACGAACAACAACAGCCGCCGCAATTTCTACTAAAAATGCAGTGACAATGCGAGTTGCTCCAACTAGCGTGGAGTTTAACAGCCTTGCTTTATACGATGGAAGCACCTTGACCGCAGTAACAGCGGTAACTTTAATTTATTCAACACCTGACCATAGTTACACAGAACCATCAGTAGCCAGTGGTTTAACTGCCAATAGACCTTACTGCTATTTTTCAAATAACAGTGCTACTGGATACATTGCTTACAACGCGGAACTTTAGGAGATGACAATGGATAAAGTAACTTTTATTGAAGTAGAGGCATTAGACGGAGTACAGACACACGCTTTAATTGAACACGCTGACGGATCTTTTACCTCAATGCTGAAATCAACCTATGAAGCGCAGCAAGCGGAACAATCCACACCGAACCTAGCTGATTAGTGCTAGGATCTGCCTATGGAACTAATACCCTTAGAGCAGATAGCCGAGCAGCTTCACAATAGATACCGGACAAGTGGGTATTCTGAGCAGCTATTCAAGCAGGATATGCAGATCATTAGACGGCTGGGTGTTCACCCTGCTCTAGCAACTTACGAGGACCTAGAGCGGGTGATACTCCAGGCTACCAGGCAGTCCACCAAGGCTACCTATGTAGCCCGTCTGAGGAGTATCTACAAGTCCTTGAACAAGATGAACCTTGTCAATGGTCACAACCCTGCCGAGCAACTGCCACAGGTCAAGCCAGGGCGCGGTGTGCCTAAGCCTGTAACCAAGGGTGAGTATCAGAAGCTCTTGGCAGAAGCCAAGAACCCAACGCTACGCAACTGGTTTATCTTGGGTGGCACAGCAGGACTTCGTGCTATGGAAGTAGCCAACATCAAAGGCTCAGACCTAATAGAGCACGAGGACGGGTACTCTTTACGAGTACAGGGCAAAGGTGGAACAGACCTGATTGTCCCAGTATCTCCAATAGTCTCAGATATGATTAGGTCATACGGAACTCTTGGCAGACTATGGCAGGTAACGCCTAATAAGTTATCTAGTAGAGCTGCCAATGAGATGCGTCGCATCCTTGGTGAAGACGCTAAGCATTTCCACAGTCTCAGGCATTACTTTGCAACGACAATGCTTGAGAAATCAGGCGGAGATTTGATTGCTGTTAAAGAACTTATGCGCCACACAAGCGTAGCAACAACCCAGATTTATACACAGTTAGCCCAAGGTAGAACTAGATCACTGGTGAACCTTTTAGAATAAGGAGAATAGATGCCATACGGTGACGATATAACCGAGGGAATACCCTACGTACTATCCAATCCTTCAGGTGCTACTACTTATGCAGGCACTACTGAGGCATACGATGTGGCTATTGCAGGTCTACCATTCTTCTTGATGAACAGTGACGATTCACCTTATCGTCGTGTCACAGCTCAGTATCGTAAGCAACAGATTGACCAGACACGTGAGGCTGGAGAGCAGACTCTAACTGGTTGGTGGCTACGCAGCCAATCATCATTCCACCTTGGCGCTGGTATTAAGTTCTTTGAACCACAGCAAGAAGAGTCACTACGCTTCCAGTACACAGAGTCTAAAGGCTTAGATGTCTGGACTAGAGGACAGGCTACCCTGCTCTATGACACTGCCAGCTTCTATGCTGGTGCTGCACCTGCCCAGTTGATCGGTGTCAATGATGGCACCAATGACTGCATCTTTGTAACAGATGGCACTGCACTCAAGAAGATTACAACTGGTGGTACCAATACAACTATCTCTCAGGCTGGTACAGCTTCGACTATCTTTAGCCTTACAACTGATGGCTCTAACTATTACTTTATCAATGGCACACACGTTCATAAGGGTTCAGTAGGTGCATCTCCTGCCGATGCTGAGATCTATGCAGCAGCGGCTACAACAAGGGCAACCATTCGCTTTGTTAAGCAGCGCCTTATCTTGGCTAAAGAAAATGTTTTGTATGAATTAAACGCTAACGCTACTGGTGCTGCAGCTCTACCTACTGCTTTGTATACACACCCTAATCCTAACTGGGTCTGGTCATCTATTGCAGAAGGTCCACAGGCTATCTATGTCTCAGGCTATGCACCTAACGGTTCATCATCTGCAGTCTTTAAGATTACTTTAGATGCCGCAGTTCCTAATACTCTTGGTTTCCCAACACTTAATACTCCTACAGTTATTATTGATATGCCTAATGGTGAGCGCATCAATGACTTTGATGTCTACCTTGGTGTCTATGCAGTCCTTGCAACAAGTGCTGGATTTCGCGTAGGTGTGGCAGATAACAATGGAGATATCCAGTATGGACCAGTGCTCTTTGATGATGCACCGTGTAATGCTATTGCCTTCAAGGATCGCTTTGCCTACCTTACAACTTTAGTAGATGGAGCAGCAGGACTTGTACGAGTAGATCTATCTACAATAGTCCTTGCTAATTCTCTGTTCTTTCCTTGGGCTTGGGACTTGGTTGCAACTGGAACTACTACTACTGCCAGCCAGATTGCTTTCTTTGGTAACTCAGACAGGATTGCATTTACCAATGGCAATAATACTTGGGCAGAATCTACGACCAACCTTGTACCAAGTGGGTACTTGCGTACCGGTTACATCCGATACAACACACTAGAGGCTAAAATCTTTAAGTTGATGCAAGCTCGTGTGGATACCACTAATGGTGGCGTTACTATTCAATCAGTAGATGCTTCTAATAACTTCTACACTATCGGTGTCTTTGGTCAAGAATCTGCTGTACCTCAGATCAATATTAACTATCCACAAACTGCCCAAGAGTATCTTGGGTTTAAGTTTACACTGACACGTTCTAGTACTGATTCAACTAAGGGACCATTGTTTACTGGTTACCAGTTACGTTCGCTACCTGCAACACCACGTCAGCGACTTATCCAGTATCCATTGTCTTGCTTTGACCACGAGACAGACCACTTCGGAGTCGAGGTTGGCTTTGAAGGTGCAGCCTATGATCGTATGTCACAACTAGAGTTAATAGAAAACAATGGAGACACCATCCAGATTCAAGACTTTAGAACTGGTGAGTCATACCTTGGCATCATTGAGGAAATGGATTTTAGAAACAACACACCATCAGATAAGCGATTCTCTGGCTACGGCGGATTGCTCTTGGTCACGATAAGAACCGTCTGATGGGAGCACGGGGATATCAGCCTAGAGGCAGGACTTGTTCTATTGATTCCTGTACTAAGCCTCATAAGGGTCTTGGTTATTGCACTGGACATTTACAGAGATTAAGAACCACTGGTGATTTACAGATAGAAAAACCATTGGAACCTGCATATAAACCTATACAAGATTCCAATGGTTATATGGTTTACAAGAAAAATAATAGAACAGTAAAAGTACATAGAGAAGTAATGGAAGAACACTTGGGTAGACCATTACTATCGCACGAATCAGTACATCATAAAAACGGAGATCGGGCAGACAATCGAATTGAGAACCTTGAACTCTGGTCAACCAGTCAACCATACGGGCAACGAGTAGAAGATAAAGTCAAGTGGGCTTTAGAAATACTTGAAACCTACTCAACCATTAGGACGGTCTAATGCAGGCACAAGACTACGCAACAGTTGCTGTTGCAGTATGCACAATCATCGGTGGCTTTGCTGCCTCAGTACGTTGGATGGTTAAGCATTACCTCAATGAACTCAAGCCTAATGGTGGATCAAGTGTTAAAGATTCGGTAAATAGATTGGAGCGACAAGTTGAAGAGATTTATCGCATCCTTCTTACTCGCAATAACTCTTAGCGGTTGCGGTTATCAGGGCTGGGTTAGATACCCGTGCCAGGAGTTTGAGAATTGGGAAAAGCCTGAGTGTAACCCTCCACAATGCGAGGTAACAGGCAACTGCACTATTGATCTACTACCAGAGGTATTTGATGAAGCGCCCTGAAAGATATACACCTGAAGAACTCCACGCTAGATTGATTGTCAGTATTGGCATCATCTTAGCAATCGTATTTGCTGGCTCAGTGTTCTCATTACTCTGGGCTTTAGTTTTTGTAACTCAACCAATGAAACAAGCACCTAATGATGCAGCCTTTATTGATTTAGTTTCAACCCTGACTGTGTTCCTTACTGGAACTCTAGCTGGAATTGTATCTGCCAATGGACTCAAGAGTAAGAAGAAGGATGATGAATCAAGATGAAACCTGTTGCAAAGAAAGCCACACCTGCCGCTATTGCTGTCCTTCGACAAGCCACAGCGATATCGCCTGGTCGGAAGAAAGCCTCAGATGGATTACTACCATCGGCAGCACACATCAGTCAGAATCCTAACTCAGACCACAACACAGGTTATGCAGTAGATCTAACAGATGATCCTAAGAATGGGATTGATTGCATTGATATCTTTGAGAAGTTAAAAGAAGACAAACGAGTTAAGTACCTGATATTCCAGGGAAAGATCTGGTCTGCAGAAAAGGCTAAGCAAGGCAATAGAGTCTACACCGGAAGTAACAAGCATAATAAGCATTTACATATTTCAATCAATGACGATATGGGCAATGACACTAGCCCTTGGTTCTGGTGGATGAATCAACCAAAGATCATCAATCAGATTAAAGCCAAAGCAATACCTGCACCAACAAAGAAGTTGGCTAAGGAAGAAGTTTGTACCTGTTGCAAAGTGCACGGTGCAAAGTAAAAGCAAAGGAGTCCGTAATGGAACAATTCAAGCAAATCGCACTATCTTGGTTCCGTGCAGCAGCATCAGCTGCGGTAGCACTGTACCTTGTTGGTGAGACTGACCTAAAGACACTAGGCCTTGCAGCGCTATCAGGTGCAGCAGGTCCAGTACTCAAGTGGCTAGACGCATCAGCACCAGAGTTTGGTCGTGGGTCTAAGTAACCCATAGCGCGAGGCAAACAGGAGGTCGGTCCCTACGGGGACCGGCCTTCTTTTTTTATGCCATTTTGTCGGAAGGACAGGGGATTGTTACTAGATTCCCGCAGTTAACACAGGTTGCATCAAGGAAGTACCAGACCAGCTCGTAGTCTTCAAAGGAGGCCATAACACTAAAGACTTGTGAGCCACACGGACACACGTGAAGTGGTCCTAAACCCCGCAGATCGGTCCCAAAAGGCTCAGGAAGGGTACGTCTGCGCCATCTAAACGATGGCAGGGTTGGTAGACGGAACCGCAGGGTTACTGTACGGTTACTGCTGCGGCCCCTAGAGGGCCGCCTGCTCTGCTTATCTCGCCTCACGGCTCGAATTATAGTGACTAGTAGGTGTCGCTACGCGACGACACGCCGAGGACTGGTAGGATGCCTAGTATGACAACAATCGCGGCACTTGAAGGTATTGATTACGCTGTTCTAGTAGCTGACTCACAGATTACCGAGGACAACCTAGTAACGTTAGCAACAAGTACGCCGAAGATTCTTGAGGTGGGTAAGTATCTCATCGGTATCTCAGGTGATACACGACCTGGTGACATTCTTGCATACAACTGGAAGCCACCTGTTTACAAAGGTGAGGACCCAGCACAATTTATGGGTAAGAAGATTATCCCAAGTATTCTCACAGCATTTAACGACAACAACTACGACTACAACAAGGTGGACAAAGATGGTGGCTTCGATTATCTCATTGCTTTTAACGGCAATATCTTTCGTA